TGCGCGAGGCGTGGCTGTATGGGTCGTGGGACGTGTATGAGGGGCAGTTTTTTGAGGACTTCCGCGACGTGCCGGAACACTATGAGGACCGGCAGTGGACGCACGTGATCGAGCCGTTTGCGCCGGACAAGGGGTGGACGGTCTGCCGGAGCTATGACTTCGGGTATGGAAAGCCGTTTTCCTGTGCGTGGTGGGCGGTCGATTACGACGGCGTGATCTACCGCATTCTGGAGCTTTACGGATGCACGCGGATGCCGAACGAGGGCGTCAAGTGGACGCCGGACCGGCAGTTTGCCGAGATCAGGCGGATTGAGACGGAGCATCCGTGGCTCAAGGGCCGGGAGATCACGGGCGTGGCGGACCCGGCGATCTGGGACGCCTCGCGCGGGGAAAGCGTGGCGCAGACGGCGGCGCGGTACGGCGTGTATTTTACGCCGGGCGACAACGAGCGCATCGCGGGCTGGATGCAGTGCCATTACCGGCTGCAGTTCGATGAGAACGGGTACCCGCGTATGTATGTATTCAAAAACTGCAAAGCATTTATCCGGACGGTGCCGCTGATGCTGTATTCACAGACGCGGCCGGAGGATCTGGACACGGCGATGGAGGATCATGTGTGCGATGAATGGCGGTATTTCTGTATGTCGCGGCCGGTGAAGCCGATGATGCAGGCGCAGACGGCGGCGGTCTGGTCAGACCCGCTGAATCAAATCAGAAGCTAGGAGGAAGCAATGGAGGTACGGACAACAGGCGTTCCCGTCATTGGGGCGCGGGAGCTGCGGCGGGCGGCGGATATTCTGCGCCGCTACAAGCAGGGCAAGCAGAATCTGGAACGGCGCATCATCGCCGACGAGGACTGGTGGAAGCTGCGGCAGTGGCGGCAGTTTTCGGATAAGGGAAACCCGAATGACGACCGGCCCGCGTCCGGGTGGCTGTTCAACGTCATCATGGGCAAGCACGCGGATGCGGTCGCGGCCTATCCGGGGCCGGTCATCCGACCGCGCGAGCCGGACGACCGGCAGGAGGCGCAGATGCTCTCGTCGATCATCCCGTGCATTCTGGAGCAGAACGACTTTGAGGAGGTCTATTCCGACACGTGCTGGCAGAAGATGAAGCAGGGAACGGGCGTGTGGGGCGTGTACTGGGATCAGGATAAGCTCGGCGGACTGGGGGATATCTCCATCCGGCCCGTGAATGTGCTGAATCTGTTCTGGGAGCCGGGCGTGACGGATATCCAGAGGTCGCAGAATGTGTTTTATCTGGAGCTGGAGGACAACGAGACGCTGCTGGCGGCGTATCCGCAGCTGGCGGGGAAGCTCGGCGGGAGCAGCGCGGTGCTTTCGCGGTACCGGACGGACGATGCGGTCGATCTTTCGGAGAAGACGCTGGTGGTGGACTGGTATTACAAGAAGCGTGTGGGCGGCAGGACGGTGCTGCACTACTGCAAGTATGTGGGCGAAACGGTCCTGTACGCGACGGAGAACGACACGTTCATGCCGTCGGTCACGCGGGAGGCGCGGGACCCGGAGACGGGCGAGACGGTTCTGGTGCAGACGCCGGTGCGTGCGCCCGCGTGTGAGCGAGGGCTGTATGACGACGGGGAGTATCCGTTCATCTTTGACCGGCTGTTTCCCATCGAGGGCTCGATCTGCGGGTACGGCTATATTGACATCGGCAAGGGCGCGCAGGAGCAGATCGACCGGATGGATCAGGCCATCGTGAAGAACACGATCATGGCGGCGACACCGAGGTGGTTCCGCCGCTCGGACGGGTCGGTCAACGAGCAGGAGTATGCGGACTGGACAAAGCCGTTTGTGCACGTGGACGGGAATCTGGGGCAGGATTCTCTGCAGCAGGTGCAGGTCAATATGCTGCCGGGGATCTGCGTGCAGGTGCTGAACAACAAGATCGAGGAGCTCAAATGGACGACGGGCAACACGGACGTGACGAACGGACAGGTTTCGTCCGGCGTGACGGCGGCCTCGGCCATTGCGGCTTTGCAGGAGGCGTCCGGGCGCAGCTCACGCGCGTCGACGCAGTCGGCGTACCGGGCCTATGCGCGGCTCATCCGCATGGTGATCGAGCGCATCCGGCAGTTTTATGATCTGCCGCGCAGGTTCCGCATTGCGGGTCTGAGTGGGGCGGAGGAATTTGTGTCCTACTGCAATGCGCGGCTGAAGGCGCAGAGCATGGGGCCGGAGGCGCTCATGCGGACGCCGGTGTTCGATGTGACGGTCACGGCACAGAAGCACACGGCGTATACGAAGCTGGCGCAGAATGAGCTGGCGCTGCAGTTTTTCCAGCTGGGCTTTTTCCGGCCGGAGATGGAGCAGCAGGCGCTGGCGTGCCTCGACATGATGGATTTTGACGGCAAGCAGCAGATCTTGCAGAAGCTCCGTTCGGGTGCGGATGCGGCGGCGTGGCAGCGGATGGCGCTGACGCTGGCGGGACGGTATGAGCCGGAGCTGTACGAGCGGCTGGCAGGACAGCCCTCGCCGGAGGCTCCGGGGACGGTTCGGACGGCGAAAAAGCAGGACGCGGAACCGGCCAGAGTGCAGCAGGCGCGAAAACGCGCCGGAGAGGCGGCGCAGCCGGGATGATCGAGGTATGGCTGGACAGAACGGCGCTGACGGTGCGCGGCCACGCGGGTTTTTCGCGGTACGGCAGCGATATCGTCTGCGCGGCGGCGTCGATGCTGGCGTTTGCGCTGGCGGAGGCGGTGCAGGCGGCGGGGCTGAAAACGCCGCCGGTGATCGAATCGGGCTGCGGACGCTTCCGGCTGGAGGCGTTCGCGGACGGACAGGAGCAGGCGCGGCTGGACGGGATGTTTGAGACGGTTCGCGCGGGATACCGGCTGCTCTCAGCGCGGTATCCGGACTATGTGCGGGTTTTGGGTGAACGTGACCCTGAAAATAAGTTGGAAAGACCCGAGCGTCGCCCGCTTGAAGGGCAGAAGGAGGAAAAGGATGAAAAACTTTGATTGGCTGCAGGCATTTGCGATGGAGCAGCAGGAGCAGCCGGAGCCGGGCGTATCGGCGGACGCCGCGCCGCAGGATGAGCAGGAGCGCGCAGAGGCGTTCCGGGCGCTCATCCAGGGACCGTATAAGAAGGACTATGACAGGCAGGTGCAGATGATCGTGCGCGAACGGCTGAAAAACTGCGCGAGAAGTGAGCAGGTGCTGAAGTCTCTGGGGCCGGCACTGGAAAAGACCTTCGGCGTAGATGCGGCACAGCTCACGCCGGAACAGGCAGAGCGGCTGGCCGCGTGCGCACCGGAAGGGAGAGTTCCGGCAACGCCGGAGCAGCGCGAGGAGGCGATGCGGCAGGGGTATGAGGCGCTTCGGGAGCAGTTTGCGGCGGTGCGCGAGGCGTATCCGGGCGCGCAGCTGCATGAGGAGCTGGAAAGCCCCGTGTTCATGCGCCTTGTCATGCGCGGCGTGGATGCCAGAAGCGCTTACGAGCTGACACATTTACGGGAGCTTCGTGCAGGCGCGATGGCATACGGCGCAAGACGCGCACGCGAGGAGCTGACGGCGGCCATGCAGGCGGGTTACCTCCGCCCGCGCGAGAGCGGCATGGCCCCGGCAGCGGGCGGCGCATTTGCCGAGAGTCCGGAGCACTGGTCCAGACAGACGAGAGAGGAACTGAAGGCGCGGGCCAGACGGGGCGAGACCGTCCGGCTCTGAGAAAAGGAGAGATTTTAATGAATCTGAAGCAGGAACTGAATTTGCAGCTGTTTGCCGACGCGGGTACGCTGGTGAACGCCAGCGGCAATTACGTGAACGCGTATTCCGGTGAGACGAGCGCGTTCCCGGATGGCGGCGGTATGACGGCGTCCATGAAGACGTTTTACGACACGGAGCTGCTGGAAAACGCGCGTCCGGAGCTCATCCACACGCAGTTTGCACGCAAGCAGGCGCTGCCTGCCGGACGCGGCAAGACCGTGGAATGGCGTAAGTGGAACACGCTTGAGGACGCGGGCGCGCTGACCGAGGGTGTCATTCCGACGGGCCAGAAGTTTGGCCAGAGCGCTGTGACGCAGGCCATCACGCAGTATGGCACGTATGTGTCCGTGTCCGACCAGCTGGAGCTGCACGCCATTGACGACGTGATCCTCGGTGCGGCGGAGGAGCTGGGCGCGTCCGCCGGTACGACGCAGGATAAGCTGGTGCGCAATGTCGCCGCAGCGGGCACAAATGTGCAGTACTGCGACAAGGTCGGCACGAACGGCGCACATACCGCCGTGACCAGCCGCGCGGGGCTTGACACCACCGCGAAGCTGACACCGGACGAGGTCAACAAGGCCGTGACGCTGCTCAAAAAGCTCAAGGCCCCGAAGATCGACGGCAAGTACATTGCCATCATCCACCCGTCCGTGGCATACGATCTGCGCTCGTCCGAGGCCTGGATCGAGGCGCACAAGTATGCGGGTCTGACGGAGCTGTTTACCGGCGAGATCGGCGAGCTGCATGGCGTGCGCTTCATCGAGACGACCGAGGCCAAGATCTTCAACGGTGAGGGCTGCCCGGTCAAGACGGCGGCGGATACGTCCAAGGGCACGCCTGCGGTGTATTAC